GCTTATCGATGTATTTGGGCAATACGGATCCCGTCAGGCTGGTCACTTGGCAAGTTATAATACTTGCCAAGTGACCAGCCTGACGGGATCCGTATTGCCCAAATACATCGATAAGCTGTGCCCAACAAGAAGTTCCCTCCGACAAACTGTTAGTTATTTGGCCATCACGCTCCACTACTATAGGAGCCCGAACCATAACCCTATGTTTCAGTTGTCCAGGATTAAAAGATTTTTGAATCATAATACTTACAAACCAACGATTATCTCACAATCGTACCTCAAAAATATTGCTCTTCACCATCAGCAAAAAAATGACATATCATATCCGTATCATGCGATACGGCGAGATAAGAGCATTGAAAGTATCGTTTATGTCAGATGGCACTGCTATAACGAAAGCCCCATCACGGCACTCATACCAACGAGTAGCTAGCATCATAATTGCTAGCCTCAATGGCTGAGGAACCTGTGTACCACAATTACCATATCCAACAGACACATCTACTTCTACACCACTAAATAAGCTGCTAGGATTGAATGATCTCTTGACTGCCATAATCCGTGCGGGAAAAGAATGTTTATCTAACACATAATCATCATCACTCAATTTCATGCTACAACCATGTCCAGTATGAATAACTATTGACTTAACAGACTTAATAGGGTTTAAAGTCAACCTAATTACATTATCTTCAGGCCATACATCAAAAAACAACTTCCATTCTTGATCTATAAGTACCTGGCGTATCATTCTTTCCACGTGGATGCGTGCAGCGGAAATAAGAGCTGAAACAAGATCGTCATCATCGCTATTGCTTAAACGCAAGTAAGCTCTGGCCTCACCAAGCAACACTGGTTCCACAGCAGGTGGTTTCATCAAAACAGCAGTCATGAATCGGAACCTCACTTGAGCAAAAATACAAGATAACTACTATGCAAACCAGCATATACTGGAGCTATGATCTGGCACAGTTGTACAATGGTTCATACAGCCAAACTAACGACCGAATTTCATTCATTAACACTGAATTTCATAAATTTTATAGCATCAAAATCCTGTATACCACCACCCACACGTTTGGTTATATAAAACCTTACATATGGCTTGTCAGTGTAAGGATCGCGCAATATTGTCGTGCCGTGCCGACGGTCTACTATAATGTAAGCACGCTCGAAGTCACCGAACGCGATAGCTGTTGCGTCATTGGAAATAGACGGCATTTCCTCAGCTTCCACGATGGGAAACCCCATTAAACTAGCTTTAGCTCCAACCAAAGATGGAGGCTGCCACATGTACAAGCCGAGCTTATCTTTTATTTTACGCGCTGCAGCCTGCGTTTTTCGATTCATTACCCACACAGCCTTTTGTCGATATCCAGCCTTGACTGTATAAACTAAATCAACCAGCCTTTCTTCTAGCGCCTCTTCTGTCCCAACTATATATCCAAGCTTTCCCCATGACCAATCATCGTTATCCACAAGCATGTAAGACAAAAATCCCGTTGGTCTGTTAGTACCGTTTCCTGATACAAATGCCATTCCTTCTTGCTCAGCAAAAGAGATGCCTATCTCATCAACAAGCCATTTCTCCACATCTACAGCAGAATCGTCGAGTAAAGTACCACTAACTGCTGGCATGGCATACAATTCTCCTGTCGCGATATCGATACGTTGCAACCCACCCACATCAGTTGCATCACGAGACTGTGTTTCAGCAACCCAATTAGCAGTTACACCACTAGTAGAAACTGGCTTTTGATACACTGACCCAGAAATTTGCTTAACAGAAGCAATGGATCGTATTGGAGAAATTTCTGCCATGCGCTGACTTATTTCATCTTCTAACTCAGGCGTAACGAGATAACCTCCCGGCCCAGCACTAGAAAGCTGTTGTCCACTTTTAACCTCCAAACGCCTTAAACTGTCATCATCACCTTTTCTCACATAAGCATCAAAAGCAGCCTTATACTGAAGGGCGTCGATAGAGAACCTATTATAGTCTACACTTTCACCGGAAAGACCAGGACGAGATCTTTTCAACGATAAATTATCGATAACACTCTGGTGCCGATCTAATTCTTGATCAATACGCTCTAGTTTCTCATTAAGCAGCGGGTCTTCCCCACGGAAGCGTTCTAGCTCTGCTAATCTACGGTCATTTACATCTTTATACTCCTCAAAAGCATTCAGTAGAGCATCAAACGAACTACTAAACTCTCTTCCATATGCTGTTGTTGCCCTGGGAGCCTTTACTTCTATTTCCTCGTTAATATTATCAATCATAATTAATATCCCTATTTCACGGTACCAGTTAGTCTTTGCATTCGTTCTATCAAACAATGTTCTCGTGCTTGTTTGGTATTTTCAAATGCCTTAATAGTCTTAATTGTGCGAACTCTAGCCGCAGACAACATGGGAAAAGTTACGATTGAAATTTCCCATAGGTCAACTTCTAACAGATATCGTATCCCCAACGCTTTATCGGTTCGCGCCTTAATAGTGCGAAAACCTATAGAAAGGCCATCAATAGCTCCCGAACGAAGCAATACCAATACTTCATCAGCCTTTGATACACCGCTCAGCAAGCGACCTCGCACCGCTAATCCAAAACTATCCTCATAAATATCAAGCCAATACCCGATTGGTTCACCTGGGTTGTGATGCCACAGCATTTTGATGCCACTAAGCCCATATCGACGTATTGAATTTTTGAATGCCCCAGGCTTTATTATATCGCGAGCCCGGTCCTCACTTCCAAATATGCTAGCGTATCCAGTGAAAATTCCGTCAACATCAACATCACGTATAGCACCTGGCAAGCTTCTCGTAACTCGTGAGTGAAAATGGGTAGCAGTAGTCACGCTATTTTTCCTTAAACTGTCTTTCACTTAATATGAGCTTTGCAGCAATTCAATCGAACTCCATGTCCGCGAAAATCCTGAAGAATAAAGGAAGCCCTAATTTGTGTTACTACCGGCATTATGTGTTTAGACTGGCTGGCCTCACCAAGAAACAATCCATTAGACCCCTCGCAGATATTCTCGCAACACACATACAATTACCCACTTTTCAATCACTGCGGGCACAATAAAGGCAGCATAGAACTTAGTCTCTTGCTAATGAGACTCACCTTTTTCGTCGTTATCAACATCATCTCTAACTCCATATCCAACGGCCTGACGTTTTTCATCCCTAGTTAAGAAGTCAGCTGCTATCAATCTCTTCCACAAGGAAGACCTTTCGACTGATAAAGCCTCTATTTTGTCACTATCTATCTCTAGAACAATGCCTGGGTGCATAACAGAACCAAGCCACGACGCAATAGATTTCAGTATCCGATTAGCCATGGGAAGCACTGTCTGACGCCAGAAGACACGATTTGCTTCTTGATAATTCGAATATGTATTATCTCCCGGGATACCTAACAACATCGGAGGAACACCAACAGATAAGGCCAAATCTCTCGCGGCTTCTCGTTGCAATTCTGTGGCATTCATATCTTTAGGTGAATAGCTCATCGCTTTCCAATCTAAACCACCATCCAATAACAAAGGACGCCCTGCATTACGTGGCCCTTGGAAACTTATCTCCAACTCTTTTTTAAGACGCTCAAATTGCTCATCCGATAAACTTTGTCCATGTGCGCTCTGGTAAACCAACGCACCAGAAGGACGGGCGGAATTGTCTAATAAACCTTTAGCCCAATCGGAGGCAGAATTATGAATATCCAACGCTACTTGCGCTGCCTCCACAGGAGCCAAACCGTAATAATCCGATAAAGGATGAAACAACTTCAAGTGCAAAATAGGAGCAAGTTGCTTGTCCTTTAATAGAAAACGAACCTTATGCGATCCCACTGTATAATCATATGCTTCTGGCCATCCATTTTCCCCTGGCACCACTTGCATTCTATCTGGCCTTAGACAATACAGCTCTCGAGGTACATCATCGACTGAGATTACTTGTAAGTACGCATTTCCAGATAACAACAAGTACCCCGATAAAGTCTCCAGAAAATCCGGACCAGCTTGATAAGGGTTAGGGTGAGCCAAAAGAGAAAGTATTGGATGTTCTGTAAGTTCATGTCCTTGATAATGAGCGAAAATTTTTATACTCCCGACTGATTCAGCTACCAGTCGCACAGCTCTATATACTATCGGATTACGAGCATAACCTTCTCTTG